GCCCCTTACGGGGCCCTAGGGCGCAGTGCAGTACATCCAATCAGCCCCTTGAATAAGGGCTGACGAGATTGGGAGGGTTAAACCTCCCAGGACCATTTAGGAGCTCTGGTGGCCTATTGCTAACCGGCTTGTTGGAAGCAAGATCCGCACTCGCAAGATACCTCATCCGAGGTACCCCTGCAAGTATGCGGAAATCTCGCTTGTCGGCTCGGGGGATACTATCCTCAAAGGCGACGTCAACACTAACGGTTGGCAGGGAACTCAGGTTACTGAGTCTTTTAGTCACACCGACTGGAAGAGCCGCAAAAGCGGCGGCTTCCAGGGTGACGTTGGTGGTCCTTTCTTTACGCAGTCGACTCACGTCGTCTGCAAAGGCGGAGATGTCATCTTAGATGACATTCCGAGGATAAAAGGGGCGTCTTCTCGTGTGCAATACACGGGTAAGATGCTACCTATAGCTTCGACGTCTATGTCCTATCCCACCAGTAGTGCCGCTAGCAGCTTAGCTGCTCTCGACATCCTGGGGGCTACGGCCGTAGCACGTTGTAAGCCCACTAACGCCACAGCGGATTTGTCCGTCTTTCTGGGCGAGCTTTTCAGTGAGGGTTTACCCAAGCTGATTGGAGCTCGTTCAGGACTGTGGGAAGAGAAAACTCGGCTTTCGCGTAAAGCGACTGCTGATGAGTATCTAAACCTTCAGTTCGGATGGACGCCTATTGCCCGTGACATGAGCTCTATAGCTTATGCCATCTATTCCGCAGATGCTGTCTTAAGGCAGTATGAGCGGGATTCGGGCCGTATGGTACGCCGCCGGTATGACTTTCCACCAGTTAAAACCGTAAGCTATAACGAGGTTGCCTCTGGCACCCCCTGGATTCTTGGGGGTGTGTCAGGTGGTCTCCTCGATCCAGCTTACGCCGCGGGGGGTAAGGCCCTCCGCACCGATCAAACGGTGCGGCAAGTGTGGTTCTCAGGTGCTTTTACGTACCATCTGCCGAAGTCCTACTCTCGGAATTCGGAAATGGCGCGTATCGCCTTAGAGGCGAAGAAAGTCCTGGGACTCTCACTTACGCCGGAAACGGCGTGGAACCTAACTCCGTGGAGCTGGGCTGTCGACTGGTTTTCTAACGTCGGTGACGTGTTGTCTAACGTTAGCGACGCAATGGCCGACAGCTTGGTTATGGGATATGGGTACCTGATGGAACATACTGTTTCATCAAGGACCTATTCCTTCTACGGGCCTACTGGTTGTAAAACCAAAGGCGCGAGACCTGCTACCGTTTCCTTCATCATTGAGACGAAGCAGCGGGTGCAGGCTAACCCCTATGGGTTCGGACTGACCTGGAAGAATTTGAGTCCCTTCCAGTTGTCCATACTTTCCGCTCTTGGTATTAGTAAGAGCGGGAAGTGATGTACTGTCAGCGTTAAAACGCCAATGGGAGTCTAACCGGGCTCCTAGGAGTGATGCCCATGTCATTCGCCGATCCGCAAACCGTTACCATCTCTGGCACGACAACATCGCTCCCACGCGTAAGCGTGGGGGACGACGAGTCGGAGTACCAGAGTGGCGATGGCCTCATCAAGCTGACCGCATCCCATAACTATGGGAAGCGGACACGCAGGATGGTGCGAATCGACACTCAGAAGGTCACGGCAGATCCGTTCAAGCCGACGGAGAACGTCAAAGTTTCGATGTCAAACTACATCGTCTTCGACCTTCCCCCTGCCGGCTATACGGCTGCCGAGGCACTCGCAGTCTGGGTGGGCCTTAAGACCCAGCTGGCTGCGACTTCCGACGCGCTCATCGTCAAGCTGTTGGGAGGTGAGTCTTAAAAGTGACTCGGTCCCCTCAGCGAGGCGTTTTGTGCGCCAACTAGCAGGTGAAGAAACTCGATAAGAACTACGTTGAAAAACGTGGTTCGTCGGTCTCTCCACGATCCGTCCGAGGCGTGAAACCCTATGGACGACGCGGCTCCGATATGCGGCCAATGAGCTTAGCGAGTAAAATCGCTGTGTTCGTGGCCGTAGTAATTATCGATGCCGTCTGCTTGTTGGGTGAACTAACCTTGTTTGGCCCCAATGGGTGCCAGTAGGGTTAGAGCGAACTACACGGAGGTGTCCGTCGCATATCATCCACCCCGGACTAATCGCCGGGCTGTGATGAAGGTGACGATTCTGATCGGTAAAGTCCGGTCAGAAGAGGAACATATAGCGATGCAGCGACTTCTGACAGCTGTTAAGCTGCTGAATGAAGCTGTGTCGTAAAATGCTACTCGCATCTTCGTGAGGGCATGTATTTACTAACTACTGGGACCTATCCCAGAAAGGAATCATGAGTATGAATTATGATCCCCAACGGGATGAGTTCCAAGCCCACATCGATGAGTTGGTAGAGCGGATTTACTCCGATGCCAACCTTCACGACGTATTCGCCCAAGAGGAGCCGCGCTTTGTGCGTTGGCTCTTCACGGACGAAGAATTGCTTGCCAGCATGGTCGAAAGACTTATGCCGGTTGAGCGTGCCGTGATCGATGAGTGGGTGGCCTACTACCGTGAGTCAGGGGTTCTGCCCCGCTTCGGTAGCGGCCGTAGCTAGCGGATATTTGTCCGCGGTATCGTGACTCGGGCAGGGATTGCCAACCCCCTGATAAAGGAGGTAGCATGAAAAGCCTGATATCACTCTGGTCCTGCACAGCTCAGGAAATGGCTGTGCGATGCTGCACTAGCGCCACCATGGACATAAACTATGTCCGTGGTCGGGCCGAACACGAGGGGTTATGGTTTTTGGCCGTAACCCTGGCGAACTTTGGAAAAGCCTTCGAAAGATGGCTCGACCAAGGTTTCGTCGTCCCTTGGGACGTTCCAAGCTTTAAGCGAGGACGTCTTAATGGTCTCCTCCCTAGATTTCTAGGAGGTTTCCTTGGACGTGTGTTCGATCCTAGTAGTGGCGTACTACTGGACGAACCGGACATTGAAGCAATCTATGCTGTTCGTCAGCTTTCGCTGATGTTCAGCAAGATCGAGCTCCCGGAGCAGACCGTGAGGTCTAATCCAGGAGGGAACGGCCGTGAGGTCGTCTCTCCTCAAAGAGCTCGTAAAGCAATGTCCGATTATGTTCAGTGTGAGCATGATGTTAGGGCCTCCGACGCAAGGCTCGATCCTCTTTACCTAGAGGATTTTTGCCGAATGTCGGAGATGCTTTTTGGCGAGTTGTTTGCCAAAGTGGATAGAGATATCCACTGGGGCAGACTCGTTCCGAAGCATGGTCCAGGCTCTGTTGCTGACCGGCTTAGCAGTAATGCTAAGTGGGATCAGCGAACCTGGCCCGCACGTCTACAGCCATATTTCCCGGCTGTGGAGTATCTCGTACCCAATTCCGGTTATCAGTCGGAGTTGGATCGAGATCTTAACATCATCGAACCCGGCGCGGAAACACCCGTAAGGGTTATTACCGTTCCTAAGACGCTCAAGACACCCCGCATTATCGCGGTCGAACCAACTGCTATGCAATATGTACAGCAGGCGGTCGCCCGTGACTTGCTTGACGCGCTTCTTGAGGATAACTTCCTCTCGCGCGTTGTCGGTTCTACGGACCAGAACCCTAATAGGGCTATGGCTTGTAGAGGATCACACAGAGGTGATCTTGCCACGCTTGATCTAAGCGAGGCTTCCGACCGTGTCTCGAATCAGCATGTAGTTGCCATGTTGCAGGGCTACCCCGAATTGCTCGGGGCGGTCCAGGCAGCTAGGTCAACGAAGGCTGATGTGCCTGGCCATGGAGTAATTCCCTTGGCCAAGTTCGCATCTATGGGTTCAGCTCTCTGCTTCCCGTTCGAAGCGATGGTATTCCTTACCGTCGTTTTCTTGGGGATAGAAAGGGAGCTTAGTGCCCCACTTTCCCGGGATCTGCTGATCAAGCAGTATTCCAGGCAGGTGCGTGTCTTTGGGGATGACATCATTGTCCCCCGAGACCATGTGCTGTCCGTCATCAGTGAGCTAGAAACCTTTGGGTTTGTAGTTAACACTGGCAAGTCTTTCTGGACCGGAAGGTTCAGAGAGTCTTGCGGACGGGAGTATTACGATGGCCATGACGTTAGTATCGTCAAGGTCAGAGCGATGCTCCCGACGTGGCGGCAGGACGCGAGTGGCGTAATCGCAGCAGTGGAATTCCGCAACCTGGCCTATTGGGCCGGATTGTGGAAGACCGCTGACTGGTTGGATGTCTACCTTGGGAAGATGTTGAAACACTTCCCGAACGTAGCTCCGACTTCGCCGCTGCTTGGCAGGCAATCCGCCCTTGGGTACCAATTCCAAGGGTTGGATCCGAATACGCACAGCCCTGTAGTTAAGGGCTATTACGTGCGATCCGAGTCTCCACCAGATAAACTGGAGGGACCCGGAGCCTTGCTCAAGTGTCTCTTGCTGAAACCCCAGCACGACTCCCGTTTGGGGGTCGATGACCAGGATCAGCGTGTCGACGTTGCCAACGTTGATGGTGAGCACTTGGCGCGTTCTGGACGCGCCGAGCACGTCAGCATCAAGCTCGGCAGGAGGTCGCCCTATTAATGGCGATCGGGGTTATTAAAACCTCGCGGGAGGCCAACCAGCCTCTCCCTCTCCACTGACCGGACATCAGTCCGATCTAGGAGTTAGGC